ATACAGGGCCGCCAGCTCCGAAAGGCGGCAACAGGGTTTGTCACACGCTACGCGGCAAAGCTCCTCCCGGCAATCCGATGAAAAAGACATCTTTACACTCCGTTAGGCAACCGGCGGACGGCCGCCTGTTGAAGGTCGTATGGGGAAGGCGGAGGAATGGGGTTCAATCTCCCCGCCCGGCCCGGGGTAGCCCTTTTCCTGTTGCTGTTATTGTACGCAAAAGCGCCCTGCCCGTCAAGCGGAGGCGGGGCGCTGGCGGAGGGGTTGCCGGATTGAATCGGAAAAATAACAGTCACAGCCGGAAAAAACCGCTTGACAGGAAGGAAGCGCCTACGTATAATAGTCGATGCAGCTAGCGCAATGGGGAATTGTGTAATGGTAGCACCTACGACTCTGACTCGTATTGTCTAGGTTCGAATCCTAGTTCCCCAGCCAGTCTGGCTCCATGGTCAAGCGGTTAAGACGTCGCCCTCTCAAGGCGAAATCAGGGGTTCGATTCCCCTTGGAGCTACCAGCAGCAACACCATGATTGTCCCGGAGCACACTCTTGGCGGATGGTGTTTTTTTATACCCAAATTTGCTTTGCCTGCCCCCGATGGGGAGGCACGCGCGGCGAATGGTCGCCCGTCTCCGCAGGATAAACGGAGCGCGCGGTTTCCGTTCGCCGGAAAGCCGGAGACGCAGGCCACACAAGAAAGTGGTTGACATTCATCCGGCGGTTGCATATAATATCAACGTTGCATTTTGCGATCGTGGCGGAATTGGCATACGCGCACGTTTGAGGGGCGTGTCCGATAAGGGTACGGGTTCAAGTCCCGTCGATCGCACCATAACAACACCCTTGCATTGATACTATGCGAGGGTGTTGTTACATTTACTTATATATTCAAAACCCTTAATAGCAAACGCTTTATGGGATAGTAAAAAAGCTGGATGATATCAAATTCCGTTATAACAAATCCGTTAGTGTGCAATCGAAACAAACATATAAAAAAGTGCAACGCCCGTATAGAACGCTGAAGCGATTTGGTGATCGTTTTATTGTCAAGAACCAACCATGCCTTTAACAATATGGTAGATATTGATATATAGCTACTCATTTCCATGTGCCCCTGGACTTGACTTTTACCTAAATATGGTATATTAGATGATAAGACAACGTTTTGGCCTTTTCTCAAGCTACTGTTACATTTCTGATAAAGGGGACGAGTTTATGGCACTTATTCAATGCCCAGAATGTGGTAAGCGTGTATCAAGTTTTGCTAAAAGCTGCCCAGAATGTGGTTATCCAATAGCAAAACAAAACAATGAAAATGTGAATATCAAGCCGAAGAATAATTCTGAGATAGCACAGAATGACACCGCAGAAAATAAAAATGATTGCCAACCAGATAATGAGCAAATCTTCTTAGAATCAGATATCAAGCAAGGAAATAGCACACCGCTTAATGATGAAAAAAAGCAGAAACAAACAAAGAAAAGAAAGGTATGGTTAGTTCAAATTTTACTCGTATGCCTAGTGCTTGCTGGTGCTATTACTTATTCGGTGATGTTAAAAGATGCCGAAGGAAAGAAAGCAGAGGCTCGGCAATTCTATTCACAAAAAGAGTATCAGAAACTCTCATGGAAGCTAAATGAAATTCCTGCGTACTTTATTGATGCCGAGTGTGAAACCTTGGAATATGCTGGTAGTATTGGTTTTGGTTATTCATCTTTTATGTTTTATCTTGATTACAAAGCAGGGTATAATTCTGAAGAAGACGCGTTAGGGGCTTTAATTTCTTCTGTTTGGATTGCGTCTAAAAACACATGGTATGCATCCAAACAGAGTGATCTGTCCCTGACAAGCGATATGCTTGATGTCCAGAGGGTAATTATACAAGATTACTATACAATACTTGAGGATTACTACGGACTCTCAAAACAGCAGATTGATGCAGCCGTAGCAATTGGCAATAGCGCAACGAATGAGACACGCGGTAGCGCAATGGATGAATATGTAAGCACATTATATAAGGGAAATCCAAATAAAACGAGTCAAGAACCAGTGAATGATTCTTTTGCTCAATACATCAGCGATAATAGTATCACGCTCGATAACTACGATGTTCAGTATAACATGGCGAATAATCTTGACAAGGAGTTTTCATTGGTCGGTTATGCAGAGCTTGACGATTATTATAATTATGGCTTTGATGATAAATTAGAATCTTCATATTTCTGTCTTCAGGTGACACCCGAGAATGGGAAATACTCAGATGCGTGGTATATATATTGCTATCGAAACAGTTACCAAAATTTGTTTGATAAAACACAGGCCGCTGGTAAAAAGTACGTTAAAATGATCTGTTGTATTCCGAAAGGTCGATTTGAAGAAGGACAAAATAACATGGCCACGTTAAGATACGTTGTGTATTAGCGCAATAATAATCTCATACCCGCCGTGCATCATAACCCATGCTCGACGGGTGAATTGTGTTTATCATTTCAATTCTATGGTCACTCCGCCCTTGAACCTGAAAACCATCCTCTCCCTGCTGTGAATCGTAACGCTCTCTACGGTCATCCGCCAAAGGTGTTCATCGAACTCCGTAAGCAAATCCCGCTGTTTTTCGATCCCGTCAAGGAAAGCGCTCAACTGCTCGCTGCGAACTTTCTGTTCATTGCGTTGCTTTTCAAGAGCAGCGATCTCCCGCTGAGCCGCCTCATACCGTTCCTGTAGCGCAGTTTCTCTGCGGGAATATTCCTCCTGATCCAGCGCCTTTTGTGCGTTCTCGGCAATCAGCTTGCGAAGAAGCCCCTCAACCACCTCGTGTTCTTCACGCTGCCGGGCCAGTTCGTCCTCAAGGATCGCCGCATCGGTCAGCTGGTCGATGATCTCCCGATATTCTCTTACAATATCTGCTTTTGACGAAACCATCTGGTTGATCGCCTTCACGAAGGCAGCTTTGATCTCTTCCTCGGTCAAATACGGGGTCGTGCAAATCCGTTCGTTTTTATACCTGTTATTGCACTCCCAGACCGTATGGCGATAGGGATCATTCGAGTGCCAGACCTTGCTGCCGTAGAAAGCGCCGCATTCGCCACAAATGATGTGGCTGGAAAAGCAATCCCCTCGGCAGGTGTATTTACATTGCCTCCGGCGCTCAATCTCCAGCTGGACTTCGTCGAACACCGCAGGCGTGATAATCGCCGGATGGCTGTTCTCTACGTAATACTGCGGCACCTCGCCCTCGTTGGGCTTCATCTTTTTTGTCAGGAAATCCACACAGAAGGTTTTCTGGAGGATGGCATCGCCCTTGTATTTTTCATTGGTCAGGATGCTGCGCACCGTGGAAGCCTGCCAGTTCGTTTTACCTGCCGGGGTCGGTATTCCTGTGCGGGTAAAATGCTTGGCGATCGCAGCAGGCGTCTGCCCCTCGACGAATAACCTATAAATCAGCCTGACAATCTCCGCCTGCTCGGGCACGATGCAGGGCCTGCCGTCCTCGCCCTTCTGATACCCCAAGAACTGTTTGTAGGGCAGGGATACCTTGCCGTCCGCAAAGCGCCTGCGCTGACCCCAGGTAACATTTTCACTGATGGAGCGACTTTCCTCCTGCGCAAGGCTGGACATGATCGTAATCAATAGCTCGCCTTTGCTGTCGAGCGTGTAGATGTTCTCCTTCTCAAAATACACCTCTACGCCGTGCTTTTTCAGATTGCGGACGGTAGAAAGGGTATCCACCGTGTTTCGGGCGAAGCGGCTGACGGACTTGGTGACAATCAGGTCGATCTGCCCGGCCAGCGCGTCGGCGACCATTCGGTTAAAGCCGTCCCGCTTTTTGATACTGGTGCCGGATATGCCTTCGTCACTGTACACACCGGCAAAGGCCCATTCCTTTTTCCCTTGGATATACTGCGTGTAATAACTAACCTGCGCATCGTAGCTGTTCTGCTGTTCCTCGGTTTCCGTGGAAACGCGGGCGTAGGCGGCTACCCGCTTGATTTGCGCCTGTTGTGTCTGCTGGGGAGCCAGTCTGCCGATCGTGGCGGGAATCTCGCGGACAATGGTCGTTGCTGCTTCACTCATGGGCTCGGCTCCTTTCTATTTGCTCGTAATAACGCTTTCGGGCGGCATCTTTTTGCTTGTCGTTCCATTTGCGGGAAGCGTCCTGCCATTCCCGTGATATCCAATGACCATCACGAAAGAGGAACAAAAGCTGGTTTGGGCCGATCACGCGGATGCGCTCGATCTGTCGCTCAAAGAGTCCGGCGTCGAACGCTGCTATCCCAAGCGCCGAGGCCGTTATGCTTTTCAGGATATCCTCAGGGATCTGTTTGGAGGTACAGAATTGCTTGCCCAGACGGTTAAAGGTTTGGCAGATCCAAACCGGTTTCTTGTACTTGGGTTCGGAACCGGCAATCTTACGCCGGTACATGGCTCCGCATACCCCGCACTCGATCTTTCCGGTGAAGGGGTAATGCACCGGGGCCTGCGGGCTGTGCTTATACTTTTCCTGCCCAGCACGGAGCATCTCCTGCACCCGTTCGAAATCCTCACGGGAAACAATCGCTTCGTGGGCGTCCCGGACGTAGTAGCGTTTCAACTCTCCATGGTTGATACACTTTTTCTTGGTAATGGGGTCGGCGATATACGTTTTTTGCAGCATCAGGTCACCGCAGTATTTCTCGTTTCGCAGGAGATGCGCGATACCGTTGTCTGTCCATTGACCGCCCGTCTTGGTGGGCAACCCCAACTCCAGCAGTTTTTTGTGTATCAGTACACGTCCCATGCCGCTGAGATAATCCCGAAAGATCATCCGGACGGTTTCCGCTTCCTCGGGAATGATCTCATAGCGCCCATCCACCCAGCGGTAGCCGAGAATCTGGCAGCAGGAAGGCGTACCCTGCCGGAAGTTGTTTCGGATACGCCATTTGCAGTTGTCGCTCACGCTCCGGCTTTCTTCCTGCGCAAAGGATGCGAGGATGGAAAGCATCAGCTCGCCATCCCCGCTCATGGAGTGAATCTGCTCCCGTTCAAAGAAAACATCCACATGGATGCCTTTCAGCTCCCGTACCGTTTCCAGCAGCGTGACCGTATTGCGGGCGAACCGGCTGATGGACTTCGTAAGAATCAAGTCGATCTGCCCTTCCCGGCAGGCGGTCAGCATTCGCTGGAACTCCGCTCGGTTTTCCTTGGTGCCCGTTGTGGCTTCGTCGGCAAAAACCCCGGCATATTCCCAATCCGGTCGGTTCTGGATCATGGCACTGTAATAACTGATTTGTTCCGACAGCGAGTGGAGCATAGCGTCCTTTCCGCTGGATACCCGCGCATAGGCGGTAACACGTTTTTTCTTTGGAACGAGTCGCTTTGGAAACTTCGTCTTTGCTACCCGATTATTCATACTCGAACCCCTCCTTTCAGGTACGTCATGTTAGCTCTGAAACGAAGGAATAGCAAGGGTATCCGGGCACAATCCGCAGTAAACTGAATGATACTTCTCCTGAAATATCGTCTCAATATGACGGTATTCCTCCGGAGTGATCAGGCCCTGCTTCAGCATCCCGCGAGCGGGTAGAAGCGCGATCTGATAATCGAACTCCCGCTTACCTTGCTCCGGAGACATGGCGGCCACCTCCGAATCTGGCTTGGATGTAGCAGGCATGGGAGCAGTACTTGCGCCGTTCATGCGGATAACTCACGAACGCATTGCCGCAGTGGGCACATGTCTTTTCAACGCAGGACTTCCGGTTCATCTGCGTGCGATGCTGATTCCACCATTTGAGCCTGCAACGGTCGGAACAGAAGCGCTTTCGCTTGTGCCCCGTTTGCTGCTCAATCGGCTTGTGGCATTGCATACACTGGTTGGGGTCAGCTTCCTTACGAAGCGCCTGCAGGGTTTTCACACCGTTTCGCAGGCAGAAGGATTTGACGGTGTTAACAGAAAAGTGGAGGTTTTCCGCGATTTCTGCGTAGGACTTGCCGCCTTCCCGTAACCTCGTGATTGTGCGTTTTTCCATATCTTTCATGGGATTGACGCTCCTTTACGAAATGATGGTCAGCGTCGCTTCATATCCCAGTGTTTTAATCCTTTCAATCAGCGTATCCACGTTATTTTCACTTAGCATTGCTTCAAACGTTACAAGGTAATGTTTCTTTGTTTCCTGAACCACAGGTATAACAGTCTGCAGCGCCGCTCTGGTCTGAGCACCGACGATCCCGTCCACTTCCAGCCCGTTTTTCTGCTGAAACGCGCGGACGGCGGCGGAGGTGAGCAGGCCGAAATATCCGTCCGCCTCGCCGCAGTCGTAACCGAGATAAAACAGCCGGCCTTGCAGCTCCTTTACGTCGTCGCCGGACATCATTGGCTTGCCTTCCTGATAGGAAAGCGTGCGGTTGACAGTAGCGGATGCTACTCCGGCATATTCCGTGATGGCGGTACCGTCCGCGTTGAGATAATCCATATAGGGGCACACATACCAGTGCGTCCAGTTGCGTTTGCTCACCTGAGTTTTGATGATCCCAGCGGAGAAGCCCTGCGCTTCGATTGCCCAGCCGTCGCCGATATACACCCCGGCATGGCCGGAATGATAGAGCAGCAGGCCGGGGATTTCCGGCAGGGTGCCGATCGCGCCCTTGATTTTTGCTGCGGTGAACATCCCGTTTGCGCCTTTGTCAGGCCGTCCGTCCAGCCTGTAAACCATCTTGCCGTCCTCCCGCGTCCACAGGTAGCCCTTGATCAGCCCGATGCAATCGGCGCATTTCTTTCCGGCAGCGATGTCCGCTTTATACCGGCTCATCCGGCTTTCGGAATAGGAGGAGGGGTACTGCTTCGCCTTGCGCGTCAACAGCGCAGCGGTGCAGTCGTAGCAGCAGGTGCCGTACCAGTATGCCTGTCCAAGCCACGCCTGCGCCCATTTCACGAGGCTGAGATTATCCTTAGGCGTCGCCATCGCCGTCATCCCCTTCATCGGACGAATCGTCCTTCTTGCGGATTTGCGCCAGAATCTCTTTCAGCTTGTTGGGAATGGGCAAATCCAGCGCGGCGGCGTTTTCGAGGATGGAGAAGCCTTCGTTGGACAGGTAGAAGAAGATCACCGCCGTGCGAATGGCGCTCCCGCTTTGTAAAACGTTCACATCGATGATATTAGCCACGCCGACGAGCGTGAAGATGAGCACCTTCTTGAAGATGCCCTTGAAGCCCACTTCGCTGGAAACCGTTTTGTTGGCAATGGCGACCATCACGCCGGTCAGGTAGTCGATGCACACAAACGCGAGCAACGCGTACAGGAAACCGTCGAAACCGCCGAAGAACCAGCCAAGGAAACCGCCGATGGCGGTGAGGATGGTTTGGAAGATGTTTTTCATGGGAATACTCCTTTCTTTACCAAGAGCCTTTCAGCAGAATGCTCACCTGCAGGCTTTCGCTTGTCTGATTGCTGGTCGCGCTCAGCGTGCAGGCGTGGGTCAGATATTTCAGTTTGTTGTAGAGCCTGACTGTGGCATCGGTCAGCACCGTGTAGGTATAGTTGCTGGAGGTCGCGCCGTTGGGGGTGAAGGTGAATGCGTAAGTGTCGTTGGTCGCGGCAAGCACGTCGTTAATGTATTTCTCAACACCGTAGACGTTCGTATCCCCTTGGAAGATATCGAAACTTGTGTAGGTTTTTCCGGAGCCGTCGCCGGGGATGCAGTAGAATTTGTAGGATACGACCTCCGGAAGGATCGCTTCGACGGTCACAGGGATGTCCAGCGAAACGGAAGGATGCTTGGCCCAACGAATCGTAACGGTGGTGCTGCCCTCCGCAACGCCGCTCAGCACACCATCCGCGACAGAAACGATGCTCTCGTTGGCTGACGACCACAGAAACGCTGCGGTCTCCTGCGCAACGCTGCTCCGGTAGAGGATTGCCGTTACCGTGAGGGTATCGCCCAGCGGCACCGTTTCCACCGCGCTTTGCAGAGCGATCGTCCACACGGGCAGGGTATCGGCGTTGGCGATCTCGTTGACCATGTCGTCGCCGGAGGCTTGCAGGCTTCGCTCCGTGTTCAGGATCACAAGGCCGGGGTTGGTTTTATCCACCCCCAGCACTTTCCATACGGCATCCGACGCGACAAAGCGCTGATTAATGACGATGGTATTGGCGGTATCGTCAGCGCGCAAGGTGCACAGCAGGCTGCCGTCGGCGATCAGCAACGTGCCTGCCGAGTCGATGCTGAGCCGCTTCATTTCAAGCACGGAGGGATAGGAATACAGCCAATCCTCCAGAATAAACTTCGTGACATGGTTGCACAGGCGCATTCGGGCAAAGGAATTGTTTTCTTCGCGGGTAATCTGGGTTGTTACCATCCACGTTGCATCCTGATAGGTAATCAGGTCGCCGGGATGCAATGCTTCTTTGATGCGAATCATACGGTCGTGGAAATATCCGTCGGTTGACGCGTCCGTGATCAGGCCGACGCGCTGCTCGCCATTCACCAACAGAACGGTTCCTTTTTCGTGCAGGAGGAAGTCAATCCAGGCGTCGTTCTTCATACAGGCACACCCCTTGCGCAGCGGGCGAGCCAGAGCTCCGTATAATCGTCCCAGAAACTGATCCGCATGATCTTATAGAGCTTGGGGCCGATCTGCAGATAATGGCTTTCATCCACGGCGGGCTGGCCGTTGACGAACGCGCGATGCGTGACTTCGACTGACAGGCCGTCCTCGAAGGAGAGCGTCTGATGATAGGGCTGTAAATCAACGGGAGCCTCACCGCAAAGGGTGAAGCTCCCATCGTAGATCGTGGCTGTTGCGTTTTCAAACATCGACAACCCTCACCTTCGGCAGAGGCAGCGCCGCGAGGATGGATTGCGGAAGCCCATCCTCGTAGGTGCTGGAGCGCTCGCCCTGTTTCTGCGTATGAATGCCCACGTTTTCCCGGTGGCGGTACAGATACACCGCCAGCTCCGCAACGGTGCCGTCATACGCTTCGGGCAATTCGTCCACGTTGCACAGCGCGCAGGCGGTCAGCCTTGCCTGTTCGATGAAATGCGCAAGCAGCGTGTCCTTGGTCGTATCCGAGATTCCCAGCAGCAGTTTCACCAGTTCCAGCAAGGCGGGCACCTCCTTTTGTTTCGGTTATGGGTTGATTTGCTTTGTTGCCCTGATACATTAACCGTCTTGCCACTCAAAACTGGGGGTGGTCATCGCCCACTAGCCCAGCATCTTGCAGGCAAGACGGCTGTCCAGCGTTTTCACGCCGCAGAGCATGTCGATGGAAACGACGTCCTTCTTGTACTGGCTGTTGTAATCGTAGATCACGCGCAGGCCGAAGCCCTCGTAGTTCACCAGCGCCTTCTGCGAATCCGCCAGCCCCTTGGGCAGCGCCAGCGGGCGCGTGACCAGCGCAAAGGCGTTGCGGTGGAAGGCCAGGTTTGCGGTGTAGGACGCGCCGACCGTCACCTCATCGCTGGTAGCCACCGCCGCCGTCAGCGCGGGGGTGAACTCCACGGCGATCTCATTGCTTGCGGCGGTCGCGGCCTTGGTGATCATGTAGGTGTTGCTCCCGATGGTGATGTAGTCGCCGACCGCGAGCGTGCCGGTCAGCGTGGGGCTGGTGCCGCCGGTTACGTTGAGCGTGAGCGTGTTGTCGCCGATGCTGCCCGCCGCCTTGGGATGGATTTTCGGGCTGGTGCCGCCGCCGACCGCCAGCGTGCCCTTCGTGTGCTTGCGCACATTCTGGTCGCAGTAGATGTCAAACCCAAACTTGCGGCCCAGCGACGCTTCCCGAAGCGCCGTGCCGCTGTCGCCGACTTTGTCCGCTTCGTGGAAAGCGGCGAGCTGCAGGAAACAGTTCTCGGCGGACGGGTCGATCACGAGCCGACGCTGGGTCATGGGCGCGTAGCTTTCGTTGAGCGCCTGACGGACGTTGGTAATATCCGTGATGGCGGTGGGCGTAGTGCCCGCCGTGCCCCGTGCGGCGTAAACATCTTTGTACAGGCTCAGCAGGTACAGGTCGATCTTCTGCGCGAAGCTCTGCATGGCGGGCTGCAGCAGCTGGGCGGAGAAATCCGCGATTTCCAGCGTAAGCTGCTCCGCCGTAACCTCGAAGGATACGTCCAGCAGCTTATCCAGCTTCACATCCACGCCGTTTTCCTCGGCGCTCTGGATGGCAATGCCGCTGGTGCGGTCGAACTCCTGTGCCTCGAAGGAGGCGGGTTTGCGGATGGTGACCGTGTCGCCGACGCCGGAAACGAACTCGGAAGAGTAATCCCGGTGTACCAGCCCGGCCATGACGCAGTTGGCGCGCAGCTGCATCATGGCCTCCCGGGCGATGATCGCGGGGGTGAGAAACGTGTTTGCCATAAGGTTTCACCTTATCCTTTCTGTCGGACCTTGATGTACTCGTCCATGGACAGGTTTTCAAGGCCGGTACTGCCCGCGCCGGAGGCGGGCGGGGTGTAACTGTCGGTTTTGAGCCTAGCCTCAAGGCTTTTCTGCACGGCGGACGCGAAGGTTTCCTCCAGCTTGCCGAGGTTCTGCTGAGTGGTTTCTTCGTTTTCGCCTACAAAAAAGCTCACAAGCTCGAGGGGCAAGCCCTTTTCGCCTGCGAGCCGCATCGCCTTGTTTTGCAAGGCTTCGCGCTGCTTTTCTGTTTTCATGGTGGTGATCTCACTTTTCAGCTTCTCCACTTCGATCTCCTTGGGGTCTTTCTCCGGGAAACGCTTCTTGACCTCCGCATCCAGCAGGGTTTCGAGGTTATTGGCTTTCCACGTTTCCAGCCCTTTCTGCAGGTGCTTGTCCTTTACGGAATCCAGCCAGCTTTTTCCCTCGGCGGTTTCGGCGAACGCCTGCGCCGTTTTCAGGTCTGCCGGGAACAATCCGCGCAGGTAGGCGGTGACCTCCTCGGTTTTTCCATCCGCGCTTTCCAGAAAAGTTTTCAGTTCCTGTAGTGTCATGACGATTCTCCTTCTCCGGCCCCGGCCACATCGGTCGAACCAGCCGACGCCTGTTCGGTTTTGAATTTTTGGATTTCTACCGTGGGATTTTCAACGAAGGGCAGCAGGGTCAGCAGCGTTTCCTGCGAGCAGACCTCCTGCAGCTTGGATATCACGTCCGCAAGGCCCGCCAGATCGGTGGGCAGATTACGGGTGAAGCGGATGGCGATATCCAGCACATCGTAGGTTTTGCCTTCCTTCTTGGCCACGAAGGTGAACAGGTTCCGCAGGCGCTGCCGGATAGTCTGCTCCATGTACGCTTCCCGGATGGCCACCCGGTTTTCCAGGTTGAGCAGCTTGTTGCGAAGCGCCAGCGAGGAGGTGTTCGCCGCCCAGTTTTCGTTGAAATTCACTTCGTCCATCATGTCGTAGATTTTGCGCTCGATATTTTCCAGTTCGTTTTGCACAAAGCTGTCGTTGATATCCTTGATAAGCCAGCTGACCTTCCCGCCCTTGGGTACCTGAATGATGCCCATGCTTTTCATGGCCTTGAGATCGTCCTCCTCGATCTTCGCGTTTTCGATGATGAGGTAGGCGTTGCGGTGATCGGCGATCTCGTTGACAAGATCGGAGTTGAGCGCGTTATAGGCGTCAAACAGGGATACGACGTCCTCAAACCCGCTTTTTCGATCGGCATTGGCTGGGCAAACAATAACAGGCACCCGCTCAAACAGATGCGGGTGCCTGCCAAGGAAGGTCAGATCATTACCGACGGATAATCGGTAGTGCAGGATTTCCTGATCGGTATACACGTCCAGATACTGCGCGTCCTCCTCGAAGGGCTTTTCAAACCGGTGCAACGCCAGAAGCGGCGTATGGGCGGCGGTACCGTCCTCCAGCACGTAGGCGTTAAGCGGGGTGAGGATGGCGGCGCAGAAGTTCCCGCCGGGGTCGATGTAATTAAGCTCGTAGGCTTCCCCGAATATCTCGCTGGCTTTCCGCAGGGAAATATTATGCTCCTTTTCCCAATGGGCAGTATTGCGGTCGATGCACTCCACCGCCTGCCGGTGATCGCTTTTGGAGATAAAGTTAACCGGCTTACCCAACAGGTAGCCGGTCTCGTTATCCACAAACTTGCGGGGAAAATTGAAAATCAGCTTTCGGTTTGAGCGGGAATCCTGCATGGCGTAGTCGGTGAGGATTGCGTGCCTGCCGTCGTAGTAGTCTTTGTAGCGTTGCTTCGATGCGGCCTGCTTGGTCAGTTCCGCAAGGCACAGCTTGATGAGGGGTTCAGTTACTTTCAATGGGCATCACCTCCTGTAATAGATAGAAAAATTCCCAATAAAAGATATACAACGCTATAATGATAATAATTGATACTACCGTACGAGCAATGAGCAAGTTGATTTCTGAGGCTCATTTTATCATTTCTATATACACATACCAAAAATTCGGCGAGACGACTATCAAGTTTACTCATAAAGATATTTGAGCCTAGCAAATCATTAAATCCAATAAAATTCTTTCTTGATATCAAATATTTAAGTATGTTTTTATCGCTTCCAGTGTAAATACAAAGTTGATTGTACTTATTAAGCATATTAAAGAGTCTCTCTGTAGAAACAATTACATTATTATACAGCATTTCGTTTACTGTGACATCTTCGTCTATAATATACGTTTTATACAAATAATTTATCAGTAAGGCATCATCATATGAAACCCATGGATTCTTATCGATTACTAGGTGGAATACAATAGAGTTCGCAATTTCATAAAGTAATGGCAAAGCCATTGGTACTTCGCTAGAATGAATGATGTCTAGGCATTCAAAGAGGAGGAGCACACCAATGGCCAAGAAAAACGATACCAC